CGAGCAGAGATGATTGCACGGACTGAATCAGCGAGGGCCTTAACAAAAGGGCAAGTCGCAGGATATAAACAGATGGGCGTAAAGAATTTAAAACGAGTGGAAGCTCCTGATGCCTGTCCGGAATGCGCCCCCTATAACGGCAAGATTTATAAAGTCTCAGAAGCAAGCGATGTCTTGCCGGCTCATCCTCATTGTCGAGGAACTTGGGTTGCTGCTATAAGTCCAGAGTTAAGAAGGAAAAAAATTATTCATGAGTATATAACAGATGAAGAAAAGAAAGCTCTAAAGGAATGGTCGGGCGCATTCTATACGGATATGAAGCGGATGCTCTTAGGTCTTGATGACCCGGAAATACTTGCATTAGTTAAAAAGGATATTCCTAATGAGAAGATTTATAATTATTTGCTGAATAAAACAAAAGTTCTTGCCAAAATGTTTGATAAATACGAAGGGACAGTAGCCAATGAAGTGCTTTACCGAGGCATTAGCAACCTTCCCGATGATGTTTTTAAGCAAATAGTCAAGATGAAACCAGGAGAAAAAGTTTTAATCGATAAGACTATTTCATCCTGGAGCACAAAGAAAAGTGTGGCTCAAAATTTCTTGCAACCGGATGGTCCGGGGACATCCAAAAATTCGATACTCTTCAAGCTTCAATCCGGGCGAAAAACTACTAAGGAACTAGACATCTGGAAATATTCAAAATACTCCGACGAAAGAGAGGTTATTGTAGCTACACCAGAGTTTGAAGTTGTTGGGGTAAATAAGCGTAAAGGATATACGGAGATTATACTTAAAGAAACAGGGTAAAGGGAAAATGACGAAAAAAATATCACACGAAAGAATGGCTAAAATCTTAGGCTTCCTGCCGGATTGGAAGATGACCGAAAAGCAGGCTAGGAGAGCTTTGGATTTTGCAATTAAAACAAAAGTCATAAAAGTCAATAAAGACGAGACTAAAAAAGAGGAATAAAAAAATGTCCATAGCACAGGTCTTGTCATCTGAACGCTGCCCTCGATGTGGGGCGGTGCTTTTCGTCCGGCCGGCCTGTTGTCGGATGAGACGAGAAGGCTGGCGGACAATTTTAAAATGTTCTCGAGCCAGATGTGGCTATAAACGAGGACATAGAAAGGCTTAAAAAAATGAGCTGCGCTATCTGCGATCTGATAGCGTCCCAGCGCTCTAAATACTATGTGTCGGACGATTTTATTGTTACGGAGTGTCCAGAGTGCGAAAGACCGCTGATAGCTTTAAGAAAGCACGGCCAACAACCAAAGCTTAAGGATTACAAAAAAGCGGTTCAAATAGGACGGCTTATATACAAGCGAAAGTTTAAAGGGCTTCACATGCCGCATCGAATAGCAAAAAACCATTGGCATGCACATATAATCATAAGGGGTAAATTCCGATGAGAATAGAGGATATAACACCCGAAACCATAAAAAAGGCTGAGGACCAAGAATTGTATAATCTAGCCTATACAAGATTCCCTCAATTTTTCTGGAAGCATTTTAAGCAAACAAAAAAGACCGAAGCCCAAGGTATAGTGAGAAGTGATTTTTTTAAGAAGTATCGAGTGTTGATTGCTGAGATGGCTGATCGAGGGCTGAGGATTTCCAAAAAAACAGACCTCCATGTTGAGTTATTCAAAAGGACGATGTTCGGGGGCCTGGATGTTCCAACCCTCGGCGATGTGGTAGTGGTGGAAAATTACATTGCAGTTGGCGGTCGATTTGTAAAAAACCCGACTCTGGCAAACGATATTGACATAATTGTTCGAGATACAACTTCAAACAGAGACGAAGGTCTTGAGCTTAAGTTGGGACGGCTGATAGCAAAAGAAACAGGGAAGAACCCTCACTTTATTTACTCCCTTAGAGGACCCCATAGTTCATATATTCCGGTATTTGATTTAGTCTTAAGAGCTAAAGATAAGACGAAAAGAATTGAAGTTAAAGAAGGGAAAGTTAAAAAGTCCAGATACTACGAGCAACTTGATCGCTGGGATGAGATCCTGCTTCGAGACAATTTTGCCGTGATTAGAGAACTTGATAAGGGCTCAGTCCTTGATCTAGGGTGCGGGACAGGTCGTCTTCTTGATGTTCTCAAGCAGTCAGGCAGGCAGGTCGCCGGGGTGGATAAAAACCAGGAAGCGATTGACTATTGCAAGCGAAAGGGAATCAAGGTTTTGAAAATAGATTTAGAAAAGGAGGCTTTGCCTCTAGACGATAACAGCTTTGATAATGTTGTTGGGGTTCATTTTTTGGAGCATGTTTCAAATGTCAAGCATGTTTTAAACGAGGATCAAAGGGTAGCCAAAAAGAAAGTCATATTTCTTGTGCCTCTTGGGGAGCGATTTGATCCAAGCCACCAGCAAGAGTTTCTATCAACAAACGATTTAAAAAAGCTATTAAAAGAGCAAAGCAAAATCGCCTGGACAGTTAAAAAGATAGGCGACTCAGCAATAGCAATCCTTGAAACTAAAAGCATAAAGAAAAAAGCCATTAAGCCTTTAGGCGACTATACACCGCCAAAACCGACAATGGCCGGAATGACCGAGGCTTTTTCAGTAGATCAAATTTGGGACTGGGCGGAAGGACGGGACATGGTTGTAGAGCCAAAGCTAAATGGCTTTCGAGTGGTGCTTGCGAAAGAGGGCAATAGAGCAAAAATCATGACCGAAGGCAAAAAAGATCTGACGAAGAAGTTCCCGGAGATCGAAAAGAAACTTATTTCAATTCCAGATGACTTTCTCCTTGACGCCTCAATGGGCATAGAGCGAGACGGCAGGCCGTTACCTAGAATCAAGCTCATGACCCTTATGGCCGAGAAGCCTGAACTTCAAGAAAACGATGTGGTTGTTTTTACGGTTTTTGATCTTCCGTTTTGGAAGCTGGACATGCACGAGATGCCGTTTATTGAGAGAAGAAAAAAACTTGAGCAGTTCTACAACAAATACTTGAAGAGCTCGCCTCATTTTCAGATAACTCCATACACCAAAGCCAAGTCAAAAAAAGACCTTGAATCAGCCTTTAAAAAATTTCAGAAGTTGCCCCAATCTGAAGGAATAGTCATCAAAGATGTCAAAAGCACTTGGGACCCCGGAGGCTCTGAGTCCGGATGGGCCAAGCTTAAAAAGGAAGCAGAGATCAAGGTCCAAGTCATAGAAAGCGAAAAAACAAAGGATGGGAAAAACACATACATTTGTGGCGTTTTAAAAGGTGAGCTTGATTATAAAAATACAAAAGAGTTCAAGGGCGATGAGCTTGTCGTTCTTGGCAAAACCTATGCCACAGATATAAAAGCAAACCTTGGAGACATTTTAACCGTTGGGGTCGAGGAAATAATCCCGAATGATGAACTTGTCTGGCTTGGACCGAGAGTGATTGATGTCGATAAAGACAGAACCAAGCCGTATTACGCTCGTCAAGTAATAACCATTGCCGAGGCGGCAAATATACTTCAAAAGTCAATTAAGCTCCCTGGTATCTATTTTAAAAAGCCAGAGGCAACAGAAATCGTTGAAGGTAAAAGAGACTTGATTCTTGAGGAAAAACTGCCAGCCAGCCATAGAAATAAAGAGGTGGCCCTTATTGAAGACAAGACGATTGTGGGGACGGTAATTATTAGCTCGGAGAAGAAGGTAAAAGACGAAGAAAAGCAGAAGCTTAAACTAGACTTGGATAAAGATTTTTATAGATATGAAGTGAAAATCAAAGAAAGATTTGACCCACCTTTAGGCTACGATCCGCCACCCGGAGTCAGCGGGCCGATTGAGGAAGTGGTCGTTAAAAAGGCTCGAGGACAGGAAGGTTCAGGTGAAAAAGAGGGGAACATAGATTTTAAAGAGGGAGATAAAGGGACGGGAGTTTTACAGCTTCACATTATGGGGCTGGAAGAAAACAAGGCTAAGGTTTTAAAATTAGCTTCAAATAAGGTTAAGATAGCCAGCTCGGATCCTAACAAGCTAAAGGCTTTCCTGCTTAAGTTGATTGGCAATCACGG